CTAACTCTTTAGCTTACGAATATTATTTTAAAACATTTGACTAAATAAGTCAACTATTTTCTACAAATATTTTAAAATTATTTTTCGTTTGCTTAGAAAGGTTGAAAAATTAATGTTTGTAGCATTCGATAAAATAAAAGAATTAGCTGATAAACAGGGGATTTCTATAAATATTTTAGAAGAAAAACTTGGTTATGGAACTAATACTTTATATCGATTAAAAAGAAGTAATCCTAGTTCAAAAGTTTTAAAAGAAATAGCTGATTATTTTAATGTAAGTGCTGACTACCTACTCGGACGGACAGATAATCCTGCTATCGCTGGAAGTGATGAATTTGCTCAAGTAAATGGACAAATCATAGACTTACGCAAAGCAGCAGCCAACACCATGTTATTTGACGGAAAACCACTAAATGAAGATGATATCGACTTCATCACATCCGTTCTATCCGCCCACTTCAAAAGCAAAGGAGAACGCTAATGACTATCACGATCAATTTCACAGAAAAAAACTCCTACATCACGGACTACCTAACCAAACACGGTATCGACACAACAACCATGGATTTTGACGACTTCATGGTACTCATGGAAGATATCGAAGACGCACGAGCAGCCGACCAAGCCTATATGGAGTATTTAGCCGACCCAGCTACTTATACCATGGATGAGGTCTTGGATGAACTAGGACTATCTCGAGAGGATATTGCTTAATGTATCGGCTAGATATTGATAAAAAAGCTCTCAAGCAACTTAAAAAACTAGATACCCCAACCAGAAAACAAATCCTATCCTGGCTTGCTAAAAACATTGAAAACACGACCAATCCACGACAACACGGAAAAGCACTAAAAGCCAACCTTGCAGGTTACTGGCGATACAGAGTAGAGAATTACCGCATCATCTGTGATATCCAAGACGATAAACTAGTCGTCCTAGCCGTGGAAATCGCCCACCGCAGAGATGTTTATAAATAACGAAGGAGAACTATGATACTCGCTAAACTCTGCGAAGAATATCAAGTAGAGCTTTGTCTCTTCGACGGTTCAAACTGGCACAGTAGCGGTTTCTACAATCCAGACACAAACGTACTCGCTATTGACCACAACTTAGCTCCTGAACAACAAATCCAAGTCGCCCTACACTAACTCGGACACAAAGACCATACACGCTCAGAGTACCAAAACGCTCGCCTACGCTGTGAAAACGAAGCTGATAGGAATATGATCCATCATCTCGTGAAAGACGCACTAGAAAGCTTAGACGACCCCACAGAGTTTGATTACCTCAAATTCATGTCTTACTACAATCTAAAAACTATGACTAATGAAGTCATGGTCAAGGAAGAGTACTTGGCATTAGTAAATTAAAAATTGCATTGAAGATATTTATATAGAGGGGAAATATATGCAAAAGACTGTTGAAAAAATATTATTCAGAGTCGCTGGAGTGACAAAATATAAAAAAGCAGTAAAAGAAGCTTGCAATATGATTGCTGAAGATAACGGAATCCCAGAATATGCAAAGTACTATAGCAATTTATCAACTAAGGAACTTAGAGAAGAACTTGAAGAATATGGTCTGAAAGTTTTCAAATATCAAGATTTAGACTTTTTCAATATTGAGCTCGTTCCAGAAGTAGATAATAGATATGATCCTAATGCTATAAAAGTTTTGATATTTGATAATCATGTAGGATATGTTCCTGCAACCATTGCTAAAACAATACGAAAATATTTTGATAATAAAAAATATAACTTTGTAATAGAGGGAGAGATAAAAGGTGGCCCATATAAAGAATGGGACGAGTATGAAGAAAAAGTTGTCACAAATAATGATTTGGATGTTGGTTTTGAAATTTACCTTACCATTGTTGATTCTTCACAAAAAGAAGTAATTCAGAGCGAATCATCTGAGATAATTGATGATAACATTTCCAATAAAGAAGTTACGGAAACTGAAGCTATTGAAACTAAAACAACTGAAACTGAACATATTGAACAAAATATTGTTAGTGACAGTGTCGCTGATATAGTAAACGAGATTAATCTTTCAGAAACATCTCCTAAGAAAAAACTTCCTGCCAATAAAATCATATTTTCAGCACTGTATCTTTTCTTAGTCTTTTTTGGAGTTGTTGGTATTCCAATCGCTCCATTCCTTGCAGTCCCTTTGACAGCTTGGAGTTTGTATAAACTATACAAACTATTCAGAAAATAAAAAAAAAGCCCCACAATCGCCCTCGCCAAAGTTTGATTGTGAAGCTTACCCTTATAAAAAATCAGCCATTAAAAAGGCCTCTTTTCTATACCCTATTTTACACCATGAAAGGGGTGATGTCAATATTCTCAATGTTTAGACCTTGTCCAGAAGCCGATAAACAAGGAGAATACAATGAAATATAATAAAACAAAATACCCAAATATCTATTACTATGAGACTGCTAAAGGCAAGCGTTACTATGTCAGACGTTCTTTTTTCTTCCGAGGTAAAAAAAGAGAAAAAAGTAAAAGTGGTTTCACAACTCTCCCTCAAGCTCGTGCAGCCTTGGTAGAGCTTGAGCAACAAATCCAAGAACAAGAATTAGGTATCAATACGAATCTAACGCTTGATCAATATTGGGATATCTATTCTGAAAAGAGATTGTCAACAGGGCGCTGGAATGACACTTCCTACTACCTCAATGACAATCTCTATAAGAACCATATCAAGGCAAAGTTTGGTTCTATCCTGCTTAAAAATTTGGATAGAAATGAGTATGAACTATTTATCGCTGAAAAGTTGCAGAACCATACCAGATACACTGTTCAAACCCTCAATTCCAGCTTCATGGCATTGCTGAATGATGCCGTCAAAAATGGAAATCTGCTCTCAAATCGCTTGAAAGGTGTTTTCATCGGCCAGAGTGATATCCCTGCTGCAAACAAGAAAGTGACTCTCAAAGAGTTCAAGACTTGGATAGCAAAGGCAGAAGAGATTATGCCAAAACAATTCTACGCTCTGACCTATCTGACAATTTTTGGATTGAGAAGAGGAGAAGTCTTTGGATTGCGTCCAATGGACATCACTCAGAACGACAGCGGACGGGCTATACTGCATCTTAGAGACAGTCGAAGCAACCAGACCTTAAAAGGGAAAGGAGGGCTTAAAACGAAGGATTCAGAGCGATATGTCTGCCTTGATGATATCGGAACAGACCTGATCTATTATCTGATAGCTGAAGCTTCTAAGATTAAGCGAAAGTTAGGAATTATCAAGGAACAGCACAAGGATTATATAACTATCAACGAGAAAGGTGGTCTCATCAATCCAAATCAGCTAAATAGAAACTTCAATCTAGTGAATGAAGCAACAGGATTGCATGTAACACCTCACATGATGCGCCACTTCTTCACGACTCAAAGCATTATTGCAGGGGTTCCGCTTGAACAATTAAGCCAGGCGCTGGGGCATACAAAGGTTTATATGACGGATCGTTACAATCAAGTAGAGGACGAACTTGCTGAAGCGACAACAGACCTATTTCTTAGTCATATTCGCTAAAAAAGTCCCCGCCAATTCCCCGACCAAAATCCGAAAAATATCGAAAAATTATTTTTAGAATAGTCCCCAAAAGCCTGAAATAGAGCTAAAAAACTCCACCTGATTGGGTGGAGTTAAGGGAGATTATTATGAAAAAGAAAAGTTTAGGATATTTGTTACAACAAGTTAGGAGGTCTTCTTGTAACTGTCTATAGTATACCCGACCTATCTTAAACAAATCTTAAAAATCTCTTAGGACCAAACACTTTCTAAAATATTTGTTTGTTCACGACCAGGACCTACTGAGAAAGTAGAAATACGAACGCCAACCAATTCACTCACACGACGAACATAGTTACGCGCATTCTCAGGAAGATCTTCCAAATTGCGAACTCCGGTAATATCTTCTGACCAACCTGGCAACTCTTCATAGATAGGCTTGCAACGTTTCAATTGCTCAAGACTAGCTGGATAGTAGTCAATACGTTGACCGTCAAGATCATAGGCCACACAGATTTTCACAGTATCCAAACCGCTCAAAACATCAATAGAGTTCAAAGAAAGGTTAGTAATACCAGAAACACGACGGCTATGACGCATCACAACTGAGTCAAACCAACCTACACGACGTGGACGACCAGTTGTTGTACCATATTCATGACCCACTTCACGGATACGTTCTCCCACTTCATCAAACAACTCAGTTGGGAAAGGACCATCTCCTACACGACTCGTATAAGCTTTACATACACCTACAACCTTGTCAATCTTGCTTGGACCGACACCAGAACCAATTGTCACACCACCAGCTACAGGGTTTGATGACGTAACAAATGGATAAGTACCTTGGTCGATATCTAGCATAACACCTTGTGCACCTTCAAAAAGCACACGTTTGCCATTATCAAGCGCATCATTCAAGATAACAGATGTATCTATCACGTATTTCTTGATTTGTTGACCATATTCGTAATATTCTTCAAAAATATCATCGAAAACAATCGCTTTACTGTCATACAATTTTTCAAAAAGACGATTCTTTTCAGCAAGGTTACGTTCTAAACGCTCACGGAAAATATCTTTATCTAAAAGATCTGCAATACGAATTCCAACACGAGCAGCCTTGTCCATATAAGCTGGACCAATTCCCTTAATTGTCGTACCAATCTTATTGTCGCCCTTAGCTTCTTCTTGCAAGCGATCCAACTCGATATGATAAGGCAAAATAACATGCGCACGATCAGAAATACGTAAGTTATCAGTTGTTACACCTTCCTCATGAAGATAGCTCAACTCTTTTACAAGAGATTTAGGATTTACAACCATACCATTCCCAATGACAGATATTTTTTCAGGGAAGAAAATCCCAGATGGAATCAAGTGCAACTTAAATTTCTTACCGTCAATCACAATCGTGTGACCAGCATTATCACCACCTTGGTAACGTGCAATCACTTCTGCATTCGCTGAAAGGAAGTCTGTAATCTTCCCTTTACCTTCATCACCCCATTGGGTACCTACAACAACAACTGAAGTCATAATTTTGTCTGAGCCCTCAGGCTCTTCCTTTCTCACATACATGGCAGGACTCTCACCTGCAATTATATCTTACAATTTATTATAATAAAAAATCGCCTTTTTATCAAGAAGAAACAATAGAAAGATTTGCTATTTCCAACTATTAAAAAATGATTTAGAAAAATTACTAGCTATTTACTATTATCTTTCCATAAAAGAGTAAATTAGTTCGGAAATTTACTAAAATTACCTCAACAAGAAATAAAACCCCGATTCATTACCAATTTTTCAAGATACAAACGATAAGCAACACGATAATGGTAAACGATAAAATCCCTACGACAACCAATGCCATATCTCACTAAATAATAAATTAAAAATTTAAAATGAACATGTTCCCAGTCAAAATTATCACCAAATGTAGGACCATACTCTTCTTCAATACTATCATAGAAATTAGCCATCTGCTCATAAATTTTTTGTAACATAATCAAATACTCCTTTTCTTTTTTATAAACTTATTCTAACAAAAAATTTTACACATTCACTATCAATTCCTGAATTGTTAAAATACCAGCCTCAACAAGATAAAAATAGGAAAAGTTGACAAAATAGAAACAAATTTGCTACCTAAATTTCAAACGATTAAAGTTCTAAAAAGACCGCCTTAAAACTTTTGGGTAAATCCTATTAGAACTATAATATTTTTATATAGGTATTATGGTTCTGATTTTCTAGTATAAAAAATTCAAACTAGAATTCTTCTTAGAAAAGGCCGTTTTAAGTGCTATCACTGTTCAAAAATGATGGTCGCTGAAACTTCTATCGTCAAGAAGAATCATCAAATTCCTTGTATCATCAACCAAAAGATTGCTCAGAAGCTAATTAAAAAGACTTCTATGACCGACATTGATCATCAGTTGTCTATTTCAACTTCAACTGTCATTCGCAAGAACAATGATTTTCACTTTGA